ATACAAAGTGTCACCCCATGAGGTTCCAAAAAGGCCAGAGAACATGACGCCAATAATGAGCCGGCAATCACTGCCAATCCATTTAACAAGTGTGCAAGCAATATCATCTGCACTCCAGGTCATGAAAGCGGCGGCCATGGAATAATAAAAGTTGTCAGGTTTGAAAAATTGCATTGTGAGAGAGAACATAAGAGTGAGCATTCCAGGGAGGAGAGTCTGATCAAGATTTGCAAAATCCGTCTCGATAAAACCCATGTCTTCATCATAAGCACCTAGATCACGTGCTATTGATTCAGCCCCCCCATCAGTCCACTTGTGTCCTATGCCGAACATGCCTCGACAATAGAATTTTGGAAATATGTCTCGCCACAGAAGCTTATCAACGAGTAACTTTAAATAACTCATTATAAAAAAAACTCGGACTTTGCCCCTACTGACCGTGGGGTCTCGAACTTCTGGTTTCAAAGCAATTTTTGCCAAACATACAGGAAACCAATCTCTGTCATAGGCACGTGTTTGGACATTGAGAGCAATTTTTTTGGCAATTTCATGAAGCTCCTCTTTCGCAAGCGAAAAATATTCAGCCTGAGTAGCACAATTAACAAGCTTCTCGACTATTTCATCAGTGAATTTGCCATCTTGCGTGCGTCTTGTTTTCTTTTCAGTTTGTGGTACATAGTTCATATAACCACTCGATTTGGATTCATCGTGAGACCGTGCAGAACGTATCTCACCTCGAGAAAACGACGGTGGATCAAGCAACTCTGGTGAGGCCTCAGCAAATACCTGAATAAAGGCAGCAGCAACGTCTCTACTGGAAACAAGAGGATTGCGCCGATTCTTATGAATGTTTAACATTGCTGTCTCAAGGCCAAGAAGATTTTGGCCAGAGATGAACGCTTTCTTCGCCCAATAGTGCGGATTGTCAGAATTGAAATACTGAGCTCGGAGCAATGAACATTCATCAGTATGGTACTCACCTTTAAAGTCTCTCGGAACCCACAACTTGCAACAGCACTCAACTTCATCAAAGAAACCACGGGCGTCGGCCCATTCGTCAACAAACTCAAAGAACCTTTCATTTGCGTCTGTTGGAACACCGAGTGGAACAAGGGCAGTAAAGGGTGGATCAATGCGAACTGGAACAATGTTCGGTCCAGTCATAAGCCTAACCCTTTCAAAATCTGGATCTTTGTATGTTATGAACTCATACATACTAGTGTGTTGGCTTCTTATTAGTCTTATGCTTTGCCAGATGGAGTGAAAGACACGTAATTGGGCAGAGTTGCCGTTTTCACCGTCATTAAATGGATAATCGATACAGAGAGCCTCGAGTCGCGGGTCCTCCTTAAGGCCCGGTTTCCTTTCTACTTGGACAACACGACGGGGTATGTCACAGTGAAAGTAAAAGTTCATACGAAGTAAT